GAATTAGGATACGCAGCAAGAGTTGAAGGTAGAAAGAATGTTGAATATATGGATGGGTTGGGTGGATTTATTTCTACCAATTCAGAAACATTTAACAAATACTATAAAAAGAAATATGGATACAAATTTGAAAAATCAAAAGTTTACAAGTTTGATTACAAATATAAAGAAAGGTTCTATGGACTTGATTGGGGAATATCTCATTCTTGTTTTGAATATGAACCATTTGGATATGGAATATTTGAAGCAGTCGATTGGGGTAAATTACCAATATTACATGAAACATGGCATGTTCCACTTGACTATAAGTACAAAGCGATTGATGAGGAAACATTTAAAAAAACCTACCAAACAATTTGTCAGGATGATTACGAAACCCGTAAAGCAGAATTTGAAAAACTTAAGAATTGGATGATTAAAAACTTTTCTAATAAAGATGATTGGAAAGAAAAACTTTTAGATATTTATAACGGAGAATAACACTTTATACTATGGCAAGAACAAATTTATCGTTAGGTAATTTATACAGAGCAACGCAGGGTTCGACGAGAACTACTCAGCAAGTTTCAATGAACGCTATGAACGCAGCAGCTGGTACAGCCGCAGCATTTAGCTCATTTGCAGTCGATACTATAACTGCAAATCAACCAACATACACTTATATAGTAGAAAGCACATCAGAAACGGCAACGTTTTCTTTTGGTTCACAGGGTTCTTTACATGGAACACGAGTTGGTAGTGTAGCAGCAAATTACACAGTATCATTTAATAATGCAAATTTTTCGGTAGGTACTGCAACATTAGGTGCATCACCATCGTTTCCAATTACACCTGCATCAATTGCAGCTGCAAACTATTCTGAAGCTGAATCAGTTTTATCAATGACATATGCAGATGGATATAATTTAAATGCAACGGGGTATAATACTACATCTACAAAAACATTATACGCAGTAGATGTTTATAATACAATCAATCAACCTGATTTTTGTTTATTATTTGGTACAAAAGTAAAATTATCAAACAATACCGAAATTAATGTTGAAGATTTAAATGTTGGTGATACCATTAAAGCATGGGTGCCAGCAGGATTACCCGATGAGAATTTAGATGCAGAATCTGACCAAATAGAATGGCGTTTTCATCAATTAGATTCATTAGAAGGTGTATCACAAGATGTAATAGTTTCCGATTTGACTTTTAACTTTGCATCTGGTTATTTTTCAATAAATAATGGTGCAATAAAAGCAACAGGTACTCACCCATTATTTGTATGGGATAATGAGATTGGAAAATATAAATTTAAGAATGTAGAAGATATTCTTCCTGGTGATAAATTGGTAAAAGAAGATGAAACCGAAGAATTGGTTTATGATATAGCAATAATAGAAGCAGATATTGAAATTGTAACTGTGAATGTTGAAAGTGCTGACGTTTATATTTCAAACGGATATATTTCACATAATAAAGGTACAACAACACAACCATCTATCCCTGCAGCCGGTTTAAGAATGTATGTTGACCCATCAAAAACCTCATCATTTGGAGCTGGTACATTGCCAGCAACTGGAACTCCAACTGTAGATTTATTAGACTTGACAGGATATGGTACAGGTATTAGACCTGGAGCACAATCACCTTTAGAGAGAGCGAGTTCAAATCCGGCATACAATAATGGTGCAACTAGAAAAGAAAGATATTATTCTTTTGATGGTGGTGACTTATTTTATAAAGATACTGCATCAAATATAAATGGTGGCTTATCTCAATTCAATACTAATACTGGTACAATCCATATGTGGGTAAGACCTACTACAACATTGGGTACAACTACAAGACACATTTTTGACTACGCGGGTTTTTATGGTTTAGCAATTGAATCGTCAGATAGTTCTACTTTAAATAGAGTAAAATTCTATGGTAGTACATTAGGAAATAGTGCACAATTAACGACATCATTATCAGCAAATGTTTGGTATATGATTTCAGCAACATTCCAACCATCAGGAACTGTAACAGTTTATGTAGACGGAACATCGGTAGGAACATTTACGGCAGCAGCATTTACGGCACCTGCATCTACTAACTATTTAACAATTGGTAGTAATAGTGCAAGAACAACGTTTTGGAATGGACAAATAGGACCAGTATTGTTCTATAATGTATTACAAAATTCGACAAAAGTAACAGAAACATATAATTATTTCTCTCCAACATACAAATAACATTTTGTTGTTTTGATTGAAAATTTTATATTTATATTGAGAACTAATAAATTTAAATTAAAGATAACATGGCAGAAAAAATCGTATCACCAGGTGTATTTACGAGAGAAAATGACCTTTCATTCTTGCAACAAGGTGTTGCAAACATCGGTGCAGCTTTCATAGGCCCTTTCAAAGAAGGCCCGTTAGTACCAACAATCGTAAATTCACAAACTGAATTTGAAACATTATTTGGAACAGTAGATGACACATATTATACTCCATTAGCAGTACAAAATTATTTAAGAGAAGCAGGAACTGCAACTATTTGTAGAGTAGCTGGTGTTGGTGGATATACCGAAACCGCTCCTTTATTAATAAGTGCAGTTAACTTAGGACAGATTGATTCGTTATTAACATCATCAGCAGGAACAAATTATTCAGCATCAGATGGTACTTCAAATGGTACAGCCCCTATATATTTTCAGGGTGGTACATTTGCAACAAACCCATCTGCATCGGCAACTATTACAAATGGTACAATTAGTGCAATTACTATATCTCAAAAAGGAAGTGGATTGACAGTAGCACCTACTTCAATATTCGTATCACAATCAGCTGCAAGACTTGCAAGTGATATAGTTACTGCTAGTTTTGATATCACATATGATGTATCTGGTTCAACTGCAGCAATTTTATTTAATACCGCAGTAGGAGCAAACGCAGGTTTTTCAGGTTCAACTTTAGCAGATAACAATGGTAATGGTGATTTTTACTTAAGTAATGGATTAAACACATCGGCATCTTTAAAGTTAACAGATACAAACGATGTTGAAGCGGTATTCGGAACATCTGCAATGGGTTCAAAAGCAGCATATGTACATGGATATTTCAAAAATAGTGGTATTAATTTTGATTCTCATGCATCTGCAAGTATAAATGTATTGGGCAACCAATTATTTAATTTTGATGCACAAGAAGCTCAAACACCAATTATTAAATCACAAACTATTAGTGGTATAAGAGAAGATTTATTCCGTTTTGAAACAATCGGAGCAGGTAACACATCTAATACAAAAATAAAAGTTGGAATTACAAATATAAAAGCAGCAGGTTCTATAAATGGTACCGATTATGGTACATTTACTATTGTTATAAGAGATTTTAATGATACCAATAAAAAGAAAATAGTATTAGAGACATATTCAAATGTAAACTTAGACCCCAACTCTCCAAACTATATTAGTAGAGTAATTGGTGACAGAAAAATAACAATCGCATCAGATGGTAAAATTTCTGAAACAGGTGATTGGGTTAATAATTCAAAATATGTTAGAATTAAAAACTTAAATGAATCGGCACCGGTTCAAGCAGTTCCGTTTGGACATACAGCGTATCAATTACCAGTTTCTGCATCCGCAGCAGTTGGTTCAAAAATACCTGCAGTATCATTCTTAACCGCATCGGTGACACAATATGGTGGTATTGATTTAGATTTTAATACCGACAACTCAATTTACCTAAAACCAATCCCAACAGGAGTAAGTGTAGGTTCAAATTCAGTATTTGGTTTAGACGCAACAAATGGTGGTACATTATCAGTAGGTGATGCAGCTGCACAATTTGTTGTAGCATTTCAAGAAGGTTTTGATGGTATGTCACCGGCAACTCCAATTTATACTGGAACAAATATAACTGCAACTAATTCACAAGGATTTGATTTATCAACATCTTTAAAAAGTGGTTCAGTAGCATACGCTAAACACATATCTGCATTATCTAACGCTGACGAATTTGATATCAATATGGTTGTAACTCCGGGTGTTATTAGAAGATTACATACTTCAGTAATAACTTCAGTTTTAGATATGGTTGAACAAAGAGATGATTGTTTCTATATTATGGATACAACGGCAGCAGCTGATTCAGTTTTACAAGCTACAACACAAGCTGACGCAGTTGATTCAAATATGGTTGCAACTTATTATCCTTGGATTAAAACAGTTGATGCTAACACAAACAAATTAATTACAGTTCCACCATCGGTATTATTACCAGGTGTATTTGCAAATAATGATAGAGTAGCAGCAGAATGGTTCGCACCAGCAGGTTTGAATAGAGGTGGTTTGACAGGCGCAGTTAGTGTATTGAATAGATTAACTCAAACTGAAAAAGATGATTTATACGAAGGTAAAGTAAATCCAATCGTACAATTCCCAGGACAAGGTATCGTAGTATTTGGCCAAAAGACATTACAAGATAAAGCATCTGCATTAGATAGAATTAATGTAAGAAGATTATTATTAACAGTTAGAAAGTACATAGCTTCTACTTCAAGATATTTAGTATTCGAACAAAATACATCTACTACTAGAAACGCATTCTTAAACATTGTAAATCCTTATTTATCATCAATACAACAAAACCAAGGTTTATACGCTTTCAGAGTTGTAATGGATGACACTAATAATACTCCAGATGTAATTGATAGAAACATTATGAAAGGTGCTATCTTTTTACAACCAACTAAAACGGCTGAATTCATTCAAATTGATTTCAACATTTTACCAACTGGAGCAGCTTTTAACGGATAATTTAAAAAACAGATATTTATAATAAATAAATCAGAGAACAATGCCAGAAATTTACGAATACGACAAGATATTTTATAAGAATTGGGAACCAAAATTAGCAAACAGATTCATAATGGAAATCGGTGGTATCGAAACCTATATGATTAAAACGGCTAACAGACCAACTTTTACATCAGAAACGGTAGAATTAGACCACATCAATGTTAAAAGAAAGATTAAAGGTAAATCAAACTGGGATGATATCACTATCACTCTTTATGACCCAATTGTACCAAGTGGTGCACAGCAAGTTATGGATTGGATTAGATTATCACATGAGTCAATCACAGGTAGAGATGGTTACGCAGCATTCTACAAGAAAACTATTTCTTTCTATACTTTAGGACCAGTAGGTGATAAAGTTGAAAAATGGACATTAGAAGGTGCATTTATCACATCAGCAAACTTTGGTGAAATGGATTGGAGTAACGCAACTGACCCAGTTTCAATTGAATTGACTTTAACATTCGACCAAGCTATATTAGAATACTAATCTAATTAAAAATTATATAAAGAAAGGGGATGCAGAAATGTTATCCCCTTTTTATTTTTTTTAAAAGCAGATATATATAATAAACACAAAAGTTATATTATGAGTGAAAACATTGAACCAAATTTTTCAAGAGGTTTAGGCCCAAACATCCAACCTCAAACAAGTAAAAATTATCCTTTCCCAACGGAAATTATTAGTTTACCATCAAAAGGATTAGTATATCCTGAAAGTAGTCCATTATCAAAAGGTGAAATTACAATCAAATTAATGACTGCAAAAGAAGAAGATATTCTTACTTCTACCAATTTAATTCGTAAAGGATTGCATTTGGATAAGTTATTAGAATCAGTAGTAATAGAACCTGGAGTTAATATAAATGATTTATTAATTGGTGACAAGAACGCAATTCTTATTACTTCTAGAGTGTTAGCATTTGGACCGGATTATGTAATTGGATTTTACGATAAAGAAACAGGATTAAATGAAGATATTACGGTTGATTTATCTAAAATAAAGATAAAAGAAATTGATGAAACATTATTGAATAGAAATAATGAATATGATTTTATTCTTCCAATTTCAAAAACTCCAATTAAATTTAAATTACTTACACATGGTGATGAAATTGTAATTAATAAAGATATAGAAGCTGCAGAAAAAACATTAAAACAAAGTAATGAAATAACGGCTAGATATAGAAAAATAATTACAGAAGTTAATGGAAATAAAGATGTTGGAACTATTAGTAATTTTGTTGTCAATCAATTAAGAGCAGGAGATTCAAAAGCTTTAAGAGCACATATGTCAAAAATTACTCCTGATTTAGATTTAACATTTGATTACACTTATCCTGTAAGCGGTGAAATGGAGGCACTTCGTATCCCATTCGGGACTGACTTTTTTTACCCTGCCGACTAACTATTCAGTAGCATTACATGAGAAACTATTCCAAATGGTCTACAATTCAAATGGTGGATTTAATTGGAGTGATTTATATTTTATGCCTACAAAGTTGAGAGAATTTTATTGGAGAGAATTATTAAAAATTAAAGATGGTGAAAGAGATAGACATGACAAAGCAATGGCGTCTGCCAGAAATAAAAACACACCTGCACCATCAAAAACATCGAGAAGATGATATTTATACTAAACTATCCCCATGTCTAAAAAAGTATTAGTAGAAATTAGTGCAATTAAGAGATTGTTAGATTTGTTTTTGAGACCAAAATCAAGACAAAAAGAACAAGATTTTATTATTAAACTAAAACAAACTGACCCTAAATTGGGTAAAGTATATTCTCAATGGGATAAAGATAGAGTAAATTCTTTACAAACCATGAAGAAGTTTTTAGATAGACATAATATAGATAGTTCTAATATAGACAAAGTTCTTAATAAACAATATTAATGGCAGATAATTCACAAAGACGTTTAACGGAAGCCGCACAAGAATTAAGAACTCAGGCCGATATAGTAAAACAATTACAATCGGCAGTACAAGAGTATCAAAGATTAAAACAACTAAAAGAAGAAACATCTTTATATGATTCTCGTGCCATAAGTGATATAAATGGACAAATCAATGCTTGGAAAGAAGTAAACAGAAATGTTGATAAAGTAAATGAGCAATTACAGGAAGCAAGAGGTACATTGGTATCTATGTCGAAAGAAACTGCAAAATTAAGAAAAGAATTTGACAAAGAAGTTGAATCAATAGAGGCTGTTACCGAAAATTTCAAAGAATTAGAAGGTCTACAACATAGTATTACCAATCAATATGGTAAACAAAGTAATGAGGCCAAAAGAATGAATGCGGTTATAGACCAAACAAAAGTTATGACTTCTTCGATTGGTGAGTTCTTAAAAGAAAATTTGGATATAGAAGGAGACCAACGAGAAGCAATATTGTCTACTTTAAATGCATATAAAAAATTCCCAGCTACTTTAAATAAATTACAAAAACAAAAAGATAGAGGTAAAATAACGGAAGATGAATTAAATGAAAGTGTAGTTAAATTAGCAGAACATTGGGAAGATGTTTCCTCTCAAATCAATTTTAGTGATAAAAAATTAAAAGGATTAAAGAGAACCATTAAATCAATGGGAACATTTACAATGTCAGAAGCAGCGGCATCAAATGCATCATCTAAATCTAGAAAAGACGCAGATGAAAAAAAAGAATTGAGAGATATGGCTCAATCTACTTTATTAGATGCAATACCTGTAGCTAATGATATGAAAGAGTTGTTCGGTTCAAAAAATAGATTACAAGCAGCTGCTGCAGGGGCAGCGGTTGGTGCAGGTATTGCACAATTAATCACAGGTTATAAGCCAGAATTTGTTCCAGACGAATATGCATTTTTAGGTCAGAGTATGTATATGACCGATATTGCAAAAGCTCAAGCGGATTTAAAAGTATTTGAAGCTGAGTTTGGAAAAAATTTAAAGTTTGACGGAACACAATCTCAAGAACTAAAAAAATACGGAAAGGGATTGGTCTATATGGCGAGAGCAACATCCGATTTTAATTATCAAATGCAAGGTTTAACGGCAGCATTTAATGCAGCTTCTCAAACGGCATTTATGGGTGGAGGACTTGGTAGTGTGGAATATAATGCAGGTCAATTGGAATTGGCCGGTGTAAATGCACAAACTATTGCAGGTGCTATGAATACGTTATCATCTGGAGCAAATACCGGTGATAAAAGTATAGGTGCAAGAATGGCAGTATTTGCAAAATGGTCTGGAGTGAGTGAAGGTAATTTAGCTAATATAGTAAATGCATACAGAAGATTGACAGGTACAAATGCAAAAGATGCATTAAGTATGACATATGCAGCAGCACTAAAAGCAGATAAAGCCGGAGTTAATCCAAATGATATTTTAAATGATATGGCGGAAGCTTCAAGTAAACTATATTCTTTTAATATTAGAAATGAAGCATCATTTAGTAGACAAGTTTTGGAATTAAGAAAGATGGGTACTAGTTTTAAATTTGCAGAAGGAGCTAAAGGTGCTGTTTTAAATTATAGAGAAACTATAATGGCCCAACAAAAGTTATCTGCTATGTTAAATCAAAGAGTAGATTTCACAGAAGCATTGGCATTGGCAGCGGGCGGAAATTATGCTGCAGCATATAAAAATATACAAGAATCAGGAACATTAGAAGCAGTTAGAAATGGTGGACTATTTGTACAAGACCAATTTAGTAAAATATTTGGTATGAGTATTGATGAACTGAGTAATAGGCAATATGAAACATCAAATAGGTCATCATTAGCTAGTACATTAACAGGCCAAAACGCTGGATTTTTGGGTAGAACTTCTGCAGCAGAGTTAAGTAAACAACAAACGGACGCAACAATTGCAATGACTAAAGCAATTACGGACGCAAAATTTGACCAATATATAGATGTTGCAAAAACAACAGATGAAACATATAGAAGATTATTTTTTCGTATACAAAGACTTGAAGCACATCAGTCTTATATGGAAAATTTATTTAAAAACATATTAACAGCCGTTTTATCTGGAGCTGGATTATTGTTTGCAAATGGTATTTTCAAAGGACTAAAGGGCCCCGCTTTGACAAACGCACCTGCAGGTCAAACTGGTGTACAAAGATACATTCGTAATGGTAAACCAGGTTCCCCAATTGTTCCAGAGTTTACTGCAACGGGAGCAGCCAGTCCTCAATTTAATATGGTTAAAAATTTGGGGAAAAATCCAACATTTGTAGATGCAGCAGGAAAACCAATCATAGGAGAAGGAATTGGTGCAGGGTTTCCTAACGCCAAAGCATATGGAAATTATTTTACAAATGGTGGATTTAATCAAAACTTTGTTTCAGGAATAAAACCAAAAATGAATTTCGGTTCAATGCTGGGAGTGGGCATGACAGGATATGATATGTATAATAGATACCAAAGTGGACAAAGTGGTCTACAATCGGTAGTATCACCGGCAACCGGTTGGGGAACTGCAGCTGCAACGGTTGCCGCAGTACAACCTATAACTGCACCATTAAAAGGTTTTTATGGTGTAGGTTTTGCATTGGATTTAATAGCAGGTGGAGTGGGATATATGGCCGGCTCGTATGGTGCAGATAAAATATTTGAAGCGACCAAACCCAATAGTTACTTCGATGCGCTAGATACCACCCCAATGACTCCTCAAGAAATAGCAGAACAAGAGGCCTATAACCGAAACACCGCACCACCGATGCCAATGTCAGTTCCAGCAGGAGACCCACTATTAATTGCAATTGAAAACATAGAAGCAATGGTTGCAAGTATTGCAGGTGCAGGTGCAGGTACAACCAAATTGATATTGGATGGTAAAGATATTACAAATTCGGTAAAAACTTACATGAATAATAATAAAACAACAGAACAAGGTCAGGCATTCAAAGCAGCCATAGGCAAATAATACTACAAAATAATCTTATTAGATATTTATAATAAATAAATTATAAATGCCCCAATTTCTTAGAAATTTATATTTAGACGGATTTAAAGGAGTAGAAAAGATAGAAGCACCTACTAAAGATAGAATAGATTCTAAACTTTTCAACGGCCCATATCAAGTTGTACAAGATTTATTTACTGCAGAAACAAATCCAAACGGCCCAAGAATTCTCTTATATAAAAATCTTCCAAAATTATATAATACCGATTTAATAAGAATTGAATCAGGAGGCTCTATTGACCTCGCTAGAACGATGGCAGTTAGAGGTACTAGATATAATGACCCAGATAAGAAAGGAAAAATGGGTTTCAATTTGGGAAATTTATTTGGCGGGTCGGCAAATAGACCATCCGATACTATTTTTGAAAGTAAATTAGGTGCACCAATTTCAAAAGGTACACAACCTGTAAATGGTGATTATAGTGGTTTAAAATATGCAGTTGAAGAAGGCAAGGATTATTTTGTATCACAGGCCCCAATGGATTCTAACTTTTTAACTGGATTACTAAAAGGAAATACAACCGATATTGCACAAAATGTCGTAGGTAAAACCGCAGATGCGTTGGCAAGTGCAGTAAGAAAAGGTGCAGTTAAATTATTAACTGGTAAAAGAAAAAAAGGTAAAAGTACCTACCAATCCAATGCAGAATTAATTCCAAATACCTATAAAAAACAAAATTCCGAATATTTTAAAACACCTTTAAAAGCCGAAGGATTTTTAAAAAGAACGGATGGTAAAATTAGTAATTGGGATGATATAAATGATGAATTATTAAATAAAGTAACATTTACAAAAACAGAACTTGATAAAGTTATTGAAAAAAATTTAAAAACATCGGTAGCATACA